AGCAAGAAGAACACCAGTAACAGGGTTTCCTTGTGAAGAGAAGCTAAGAGCTTGATAGAATAGTGCGTTAAGTTGGGCCACAGCAGTGTTCAGAACAGCGTTTACCAAGCTACCATTAATACTAGCACCGCCCACTGGGAGGGACTCAATAATAATCTTAGCACCGTTCTTAATCTTGATTTGTATCTCAGTACCATTAGCCACAGCTTGTAGTGTGTTAATGTTGTGTGGTATGAGCAACTGCTCTGTTGAAGCTTTAGACAGGTCTTTAAGAAGAATAGACCCACCTGTTTCATCTACACTAAAGTCCATAGTCTTATACTTAAGATGTGGAGAGATTAGCTCAATGTCTTTGTCTGTGTATAGTCTATTATGTACTGTTGCTTGGTAACGTAGCAGACCAGTGTTAGGGTCAGCAGTATTACCCTGACGAACTTGGAAGATACCAAGGTCAGCATCAGTAGCATTGTCAACTTTAATAATAGTAGCACGAAGGGTAGTACCCGCATTAACGTCTACAGGGTGGTCAAAGAACCACTCAATGACATCATTGGGGTAGATACTCGTACCAGCACTAGAACGAGCCGCAGACCGTGGTAGTTCTTGCATGTATACCTGACGACCGTTAATTACAATACGGTACTCAAGGCGAACGTTTGGACCAACAGTCTCAGCAGCCGTGGTAGTAATACCCAAGCCAGAGATGTTAATGCCAAAGTAGTTATCACCATCATAGCCTACTGAGCTAAGAGCGTTAGGCGTTCCACCCAGTGGCAGAGAGAACATGTCAGTATAGACACGACCAGTTGGTGGGATAAACCCAGTAGAGTCTCTGTTAGCTGTGATAGATTGGTCCTTAAGACCGCCCATCATAGGGTAGTAGTTAATGTCACTTGTCAGGTTAGTGAAGTAAATGTTCTCTGAGCCAGAAGACATCTTGTGTTGTTCACCAAGATACAAGGAGTTAAGGGTTGTCTCAATCGCCTTAGTGGATACTAGGCGGCGTGTTGTTGTGTCATAGGTCCAGTGGGAAAGGAATTCGGTTTGGTCAGACGTAAGACCAGACGAACCCCCTGCACCACCAGTACTAGGAATCATATTTGAAAATACATTAGACATGTTAGTGAGTCTCCGCAATCCATGCTTCTGCTGCTGCCGATGCTACCACTCTCATTTGAGGGGCAAGCACGACTTCTTCCACAATCGAAGCAGTATATGTTTTAGCAGTAAACCAAGGGGCTTCGTCTGCAAGACGCATCTGAAGCTGAACGTTGCCACTGGTAATAGTTACCTGTACGGCACCGCGCCTTTGGTTTGAGTTGCTGTTAGAGTTAGCCGAAACCACATCAGAGGTATAACCTCCTGCATAGCTGGCTGACGTGAATTTAGTTGCGAAGTTCGCCATAGTGTCTTCCCTTGCATTTCTAGGTGTTATATACCCGTATTGTTTTTATTGTTATTATTATGTGTCTTATTTACCGAAAAGTCTTTTCTTACCTTTGCGTAAACGAGCAGAAGCTTGTTGTGCTTTCTTCAGTGCTGCTTTACGAGCACTAGTCATTTTGAAGGATGCTGCGCCTTTGATAGTGCCAGCAAGCATACCTGCTTTACCTGCTATGTTGCCTTTGCGACGACCACCAAAGCCGTCATTCATTTTACGGAATTCGTTGCTAATGCCACGGCTAGCTCTTCTGCCAGCCATCTTTGTTCCAAACTTCTTTTCCCCTGAAGCGGCAACACGTTTACCCAGAGTTTTACCTTTAGCGTAAGTCTTCTTAAACTTAGCCTTAGCTGCTTTAGCCTTACGGACAGTCTTACCAGCCTTACGTACTACCTTATCAAGCCTAGAGCCTTTCTTAAGAGTTCCTTTAGCAGCCAGAGCAGTGCCTACTGTGGCCTTACCAGAACCGCCTTTATAAGCAGACTTAACTGCTCCAACCATAGCGCGTCTTTTGTTACGGTTAAAGCGCTTCTTCATTTTCTTCATTATCGCCATTGTAGTATTCCTTTTAAATTAAAAGCCGAAGCCTCTTGTTGTTACCTTGGTGCCACCTCTTACGGGGAACAAATACTCCACGGCATACCTAAGACCATCAGTCCAGTGTTCAACACCTTCCTTCTTGTCAATAGTAGCTGTGTCAGGGTTGCTCTCTACCCATGAGGTGCGCTCTAGGGACTTAATAGTATTAACGCACTTGGGATGTATGTACATGTCTATATCACCATTAGCGTTCTTGAACTTCTTATTAACAGCTGCAACACTATCAATAATAGGAGGAGCCTTGTTATGTGCTCTTGTCGAGATACCATTGGACTGTAGTATACTAAAGTCAGTAGTACCGACAGCAGCAGAGGACTTACGCGCTCTACCACTAGGGTCAGGGTAAGAAATAAGTCTATGCCCCTTGTACTTCCTAGACAATTCTTTAGCTAGGGTCTCTGTGTCAGGATGTCCTTGCATTTCATCTAGGATATGTATCTGGTTACCTCTCAGGGCAAACATACAGGAGGCCATGATGCCAACGTTAAAGTCGATAGCCACATGCACATCCTCATCATCCTGAAACTTAGGGAGGTTCTTGTCTATATGCTCTTTACGGTTAAAGGTATAGAACACGGAGTTACCGGAGTCCTCAAACGAGGCTGTGTACTCTCTGGCAAACTTCAATGGGTCTAGGGTAAGCTTAACACGCTCTATCTCTGTCTCATCCAAGAAGGGGGAGTCATGGTAGGGATAGTGGTAGCTCTTCCAGTCACTATCAGAGTCTTGCCTGTTGTACATTTCATAGAAGTAGTTGTAGCCCATAGGGGTAGAGATAATTAAAGCCCTACCTGAGTTAGCCCCATACTTCTTAGCATTCTGGTCACTCCAACGAGTAGTAATACAAGGTTGTATGACTGATTCCCAAGACTCCTTTAAGGTGCTACCTGCACCCTTCCACGAACAAACTTCATCTGCTACTACGAAGTACTGGCCTGTACCACGCATCCTCTCAGACGCCTCGTATGACCATATCTTCAGTATAACGTTATTGGGGAACCAGAAGGTACCCGCTACTCTCGATGCCTTCTCAGCAAAGTCCTCCATGCCTAGCTGGTATGCTAGTAGGGGATAGTAGATGTCTACTGCCTGTGCATAAGTAGGGGCAATAATCGCCACATTCTTATTAGGCACATCTGCTGGGAGGTCCATTAATTCTTGTACTGCTATCACTGCTGCTGTGGCGGCTAGGTAGGATTTACCGAAACCCCGACTAGCACATACCACAGCGTATCTATTTTCTTTCTCTATGAACATGTCATTAATGATTTCTGACTGTCCTTCATGTAACTCTATCATAGATTACCACTTTACTTTGTTAGCCCAATAAGCTGCTGACATCTTACCCTTCGCAATGTTGGGAGCATGTCTAGCCTTAAAGTTCTTGTTTCTCTTAGTGCCATCTTTGGAGCCTACCGCCCCTTGAGCACCGAATCGGATGGTTTTAATTGTTGAGCCTGTCTTAGCAACCACTATGTGGCTCTTGGTTTTATGACCTGGAGTCCGTTTAGGCTTGTTAAACCCTGAGACACCTGCTCTGGCTAGTCTAGAGTCTTTATCAGCCATTACTTAAACTTTCTTCCAATAGAACGCTTCTTAGTTCTGTAATACTTCTTTAGACCAGCAGAGATTGCTGCACCTTTACTACCAGCACTACGTACTACCTTCTTAGCCTTCTTCTTAATCTTTCCGGCGTTCTTAATGGCCTTCCTACCTGCGCTTACTTTACCATAGGCAGAGATAGCTTTAACAGCACTATAGGCTGCTACAAAATTTCTTGGTTTCATGTTTTCTTCTTCTTTCTGTTTCTTGTTGCATGGGTGGCACCAGCCATCATCTTACCGTTAGGCATACGATGCATAGCCTTCCCAGAGGACTTCCCTCCAGCCTTCTTCTTCTTAACAGTTCTTACCTTACCATATGCCATAGTGTGTGTGTCCTATTCTATTTCTGTGATGGGCCTTCTTTACTCATCCATACTGCAAACATGCCTGTCATAGCCCCCATAACAACCGACACTAAGCCAGATTGTTGTATACTAGGGTCTTCTAACATCATATACCATTCTACTACTCTCCATGAGCTAACCGATACAGCTAACATCATGAGCCTTGGAGTGACTTGCCAGTCATGTAACATCTTTGCAGTAACCATTGTACTAACCTTTCTAAATCGAGAGAGGTCTTATGAAACCTCTTCTCTGGGTTTTAGGTTCAATGATATCGCCACAGGGCGCTTCTCAGTAATCTCTTGCTCTACTTTCTCAGGGACTTTCTTATAGCCATAAGCCATAAGGTTGTTAATTAGGGTGCCTTGTGTGGCAGTAAGCTGGGCATAAGAGCCAGAGGTATGTTTACCAGCAGCTTCTAAAATATCGATGGAGTTCTGTATCTGGTGATACTTAGCAATCATCATTTCAATAGGGTCGAAACCCATTTCTTCAAGCTTCAAATAAGCCTTCTGGGAATGGATATTCTTAGAGCCTTTAGGACGACCTGCGCCTTCTCTTTTACCGCCATTCATTCTTACGGTTGGATTTGGATTTGCCATTAAGTGTTCCTCTCAGGACTAGCATGTGTATTTGTTACACTTTCAGTTAAAAATTTTTAGATTATTTTACAAAACCTTACAGTTGCTCTGCTATAAGGAATTGAAAAGTAACCAGAGTTATTAATTTCGTGAGTCGAATTATTAATCCAAACCCACTAATAGTGTTTGTCGGTCGCTCTCATTGTTTCTGTGAGATTTTTTCTGTAACCTCTCAGAGATTCGTTCTCCTGTTTGAGCACATCTATTTGCCTGATTAAAGACTCAACAGTCTCTGTATAAGCGGTCTTACTTAGTGCTATTGAACGGAACAAACCAAGCATTCCTGCAGCAACTAAGACAATTAGTCCTGCAATCATGGGAGGGACCACTTCAAGAAGTGTATTGTATTCCATTTTGTTATTCCTTTAGTTATCTACATCATCCTCTGGACCCATTAAGAATCCAAAGACATAGAAGATACTAAGACAATATGGCAGACTAATTGCTGTGAGCAAGTTCCAATCATTAAAGTGGAGGTAGCTACTTATAGAAATCGTTAACCAGATTGCAGTAGAAAAGAAGTT